GCCAGCTAGAGTGCTAGCAGAACCAGCAGCATAAGAGGTAAGGTTACCGAAGTTAGGAACATCACCTGTGCTAACAGCAGATGCAGGAACACTATCTGCTGCGTTGTATGTTTCAGTCAACGACCAGTCATTACCAGCAGTGTTGACTGTATATGTGCCAGCACCAGAAGTAGCACCACCCATTGTGGTGACCGAGATGTTAGAACCAGAAGCAGAATAACTCCCACCGATTCTTACGGCAGTAGATCTAGCAGCATCAACAGTCAGTTGGACGCTAGAAGCATGTTTAGTAACAAGACCACCCGCATATGCTGGTGTTGCCATCAAAATCATTATGAGAGGTAGAAGTCTTTTCATTTCATCCTCTAGTTAGGTCTTCAGCTATTTATGCATTGCTCCCATTTGGGGGTAACCGAAACTTTTAATACGGTTTTCCACTATTAAAGTTTGACCTTTTATCTCTAAATAATGGTGGTTGCCTTCGGGGACCACACAATCTAAACTCGCTTTAATTAGGAGCATAAAAATGACTGGACTGCGTAAGTTTAGCACCAAGGATATGGGTGCTATTGTGGATGCTGTTGAAAGATATAGCGTCGGACTGGATGATATTTTTTACCGACTGCATTCCTATGGAATGGGATCAGTCAACGAAGCGTATCCCCCTTACAACCTCGTGAAAGAATCTGAGGTCAAGTGGAGGATCGAAATGGCACTTGCTGGCTGGGGTAAGGATGAAATTGAGGTAAGCACAGAGAGCAACGTCCTCCTGGTCAGATCCAAGGCAGCGAAGGCAAAGGGAGAAGAAGAGTATCTGCACCGTGGGGTTGCAACTCGGACCTTCGCTAGAGGTTTCAACCTGAGTGATGATGTTGAATTGGGCACAGTGACTTTCAAAAATGGTATGCTTGTGATAGAGTTACGAAAGATCATTCCTGATCACCAGAAACTCAAAGTTTATGAAATCGATACTGAAGATACTGAGTCACCCACTGACACAGTTTAACTTGTTGGTGGTGGGTTTCCTGTGCCTAATTCAAGGTCTCCACCTCCACGCTCATTACACCATGGAGGTGGACGTTGACAGTTATGTGAGGGGATTCTGTAGAAAAAACATGAATACCTGTGATAGGATAGTCAACCGAAACTAATATATAGTATGCAACTGAAGAGACCCCCTGGGTCTCTTTTTGTTTGGAGAAAATTATGAACATGTATGTAAATCTGTGTCCCCCATACACAGAGAAAAGCGAGACAGTTACTCTAGACATTCCACCTGAAGAGATGGATATGTTTATGCAGTATGTCCACATTCTTGCTGAAGAGAAAAACCTTTCAGCAAGAAAGGCATTCACCGATATGGTGAAGTATACTTATGATCAACTAATGGACAAAGATTATGACCGTAAAAATCGCAAGAATGGCAAACGGCGAGGACGTAATCGCTGATATCAAAGAGGTCAGGACTGGTGATGGTGAGGATTCTCGTGTCATTGCATACGAGTTTATTGAGGCATACTCGATCACACTAGAAACTGATGAGCAAGACTTCTTAGTTGAAGATATGGATGCTCCGATGCCAACCGAGCAACCTCAGTTGAATAATATTCGCATGAGATTCTTTCCATACTTCCCACTCACAATCGGATCAAACTTTATTTCTCTCCCTGCTGTGGTGAGTATCGCTGATCCACATATTGAAGTCCTGAAACGATATCAGCAAGCAACACAAACGACAACCGCCGAGGCACGTACCGATGCTACCGAAATTGATTATTCTGAAACACCACCCTCAGACCTACTTGTTGGCTGATGTGGTCGAATTGGACGAGGAGCCTTCGCTCCTCCTGCAAGACTGTTGCACCGTCACCGAAAACGGTATCGAGGCTTATCCAAAACACACATTGCAGAGAGATGTTTTCCTGACATCTAGTGATGTTATGACTATCATCGATCCTTCACCTGCTGTTGCCAAGGAGTATCTGACTGTGCTAGAGTCTATCAAGAAACCGTCAGTGTCGAATGAGTGATTTTTATACGAGCGTCCATATTCTTGGTGACAATGCCCTAGTGCGTGGTTATCAGAATGGGAAGCCCGTGCAATACCGAGAGAAGACTAAACCATGTCTCTTCCTGGTGCCACTCAACCAGACTAAGAAGTCCAAATACAAGACTCTTGATGGGAGGTATGCTCACATTAAGCAGTTTGACGGCATCCGAGAAGCCCGTGAATTCATGCAACAGTATGAGAATGTTGATGGCATGGAAGTCCACGGGTATGATCGCTTTGTCTTCCAACATATTGGACAGAAGTATCCTGGTGAGATCGATTACGACATGAATCTCATGAAGATCTACACGATCGATATTGAGGTTGCTTGTGAGAATGGATTCCCCGATGTTGCATCTTGCCAAGAGGAGATGCTTTGCATCACCATCAAGGATGTGATCACCAAAAAGACTATTACTTGGGGCACACGAGAGTTTACTCCCCCTTCTGATATCGAGTATCGAGTCTTCTGGACTGAGCATGAGATGCTGACGGACTTCCACAACTGGTGGGTGGAGAATACTCCAGACATCATCACTGGATGGAATAACAACTTCTATGACATGCCCTACATCTGTCGGCGTATCGAGAGGGTCCTGGGTGAGAAGTGGAAGAAGTCTCTGTCGCCCTGGAATTCTGTCCGTGACCGAGAGGTTGAGGTGCAGGGTCGGAAGAATCTCGTGTATGAAATCTTGGGAGTCTGTATCCTGGACTACCTTGACCTCTATAAGAAGTTTACCTACAGCGCCCAGGAGTCATACAGTCTTGACCACATCTCCCATGTGGAGTTGGGCGAGAAGAAGCTGGATCACAGTGAGTATGAAAACTTCAAGGACTTCTACACCTCTGATTGGCAGCGGTTTGTTGAATACAACATCCATGACGTGAATCTTGTTGACCAGTTGGAAGACAAGATGAAACTCATTGAGTTGGCAGTCACCATGGCATACGACGCCAAGGTGAATGTGGATGACGTATTCTCCCAGGTGAAGATGTGGGACACCCTCATCTACAACAACCTCAGCAAAAACGACATTGTAGTGCCCCCAAAACAGACATCGAAGAAGGATGATAAGTATGCTGGGGCATATGTGAAGGAGCCTATTCCTGGATCATATGACTGGGTGGTCTCGTTTGACCTCAACTCCCTATATCCTCACCTAATCATGCAATACAATATCTCACCAGAGACTCTGGTTGATGAGAGGTATTCCAAGGGTGTGTCTGTTGAGAAGATCCTTTCAGGTAACTTCCATGCAGATAGCGAGTATGCTGTATGCGCCAATGGTGCTCAGTATCGCAAAGACTTTCAGGGGTTTCTCCCCAAAATGATGCAGACAATCTACGATGAAAGGACCATTTACAAGAAGCGAATGCTTGCCGCTAAGCAAAGTCTTGAGGATGCCAAAACACCTGCAGAGACCTTGGCACTACAAAAAAGCATTAGCAAATTCAACAACATCCAGATGGCAAGGAAGATCCAACTCAACTCTGCCTATGGTGCCATCGGAAACCAATACTTCCGATACTACAACTTGGCAAATGCTGAGGCGATTACTCTCTCGGGTCAAGTCTCGATTCGTTGGATCGAAAACAAGGTAAACGAATACCTAAACAAACTACTCAAAACTGAAGGAAAAGACTATGTTATTGCCAGTGATACTGACAGCATCTATATCTGTCTTGATCTACTTGTCCGCTCTGTATTTGATGCACCAGATGTTCCTACAGAGAGGATTGTCCGCTTCCTCGATGTTGCTTGTCAGAAGCAGATCGAGCCATTCATCGAGCGATGCTACGAGGACCTCGCATCATATGTGAATGCATATGAAAACAAGATGTTTATGAAGCGAGAAAACATCGCTAATCGTGGCATCTGGACCAAGAAGAAGCGTTACATCCTCAACGTTTGGAATAGTGAGGGTGTCCAATACCATGAGCCCAAACTTAAGATCATGGGTATTGAGGCAATCAAATCCTCCACACCTTCATCCTGTCGGACTGCTCTTCGTGATGCTCTGAAACTCATCATGAATGGCACCGAGAAGGACCTACAGCGGTATGTTGCTGACTTCGAGAGGAAGTTTAAGCAACTGCCACTAGATGAGGTCTCCTTCCCTCGTAGTTGCAACAACATTGGCAACTACCACCACCCTGATATGCTATATGGACCACATTGTCCCATCCATGTTAGGGGTGCTCTGCTATACAATCAGCAGATTAAGAAGAAGAAACTCACACACAAGTATCCTCTCATCCAAGAGGGTGAGAAGATCAAGTATATCTTTCTAAGGACTCCTAATAAACTTGGCACCGCTGGTAAGAATGGCACATTCCAAAATGTCATTTCATTCTTCCGAGGACTGCCTACTGAATTTGGACTTGAGCAAGATATTGATTATGATACACAGTTTCAGAAAGCATTCCTGGATCCCCTGAGTGTGGTCTTAGATCAGATCGGGTGGTCTGCCAGGAAACGTGCTACACTAGAATTCATGTTTAGATAGGAGGAGTATGACAAGCAGTTTCTTTGCTGACATTGTAAAAGAGATAGGAAATGACTACGCAGGCATTGCTGCTGACGGGGTTGCTGCTGGCGACATTGAATCTTATATTGATACTGGCAGCTATATCTTTAATGCCGTCCTTAGTGGTAGTATTTTTGGAGGTCTGCCTTCAAACAAGATCACCGCTCTTGCAGGAGAGAGCAGCACTGGCAAAACTTTTTATGCTCTTAGTATCGTTCGTCATTTCCTTGACACTGATCCTGATGCTGGAGTCATTTATTTTGAAAGCGAGTCTGCTATTTCTAGAGAGATGATCACAGGTCGTGGTATCGACGCCAAGCGTATGGTCATTATGCCTGTGTCAACGATCCAAGAGTTTCGCACACAGGCGATCAAGGTCGCTGATAAATATCTTAGTCAGGACGCGAAGGATCGTAAACCTTTGATGTTTGTCCTTGACTCTCTCGGAATGCTGTCAACTTCTAAGGAGATCCAAGACACTGAAGAAGGTAAGGAGACACGAGATATGACTCGTGCTCAAGTAACCAAAGGTGCTTTCCGAGTCCTCACCTTGAAACTTGGTAAAGCAAACATCCCTTTGATTGTCACCAATCACACCTATGATGTGGTCGGTGCTTATGTCCCCACAAAGGAGATGGGTGGTGGTAGTGGTCTCAAGTATGCAGCATCAACTATTATCTACCTGTCAAAGAAGAAGGAGAAAGATGGTAAAGAAGTCATCGGCAATATCATCAAAGCGAAAGCAGCAAAGTCTCGTTTGACAAAGGAGAATTCCGAAGTTGAAACTCGTCTTTATTACGACGACCGTGGACTGGACCGCTATTACGGACTACTGGAATTGGGTGAGAAATACGGAGTCTTCCAGCGGGTCGGTAATCGCGTCAAGTTTGGTGAATCTTCTGTTTATCCTTCTGCTGTTTACAAGGATCCCGAAAAATACTTCACCCCCGAAGTGATGCAAGCCCTCGACGAATGTGCCCAAAAGGAATTTGGTTATGGAGAATCTTAAAGACTTTATCAAAGTATACGACGGTATCCTTGATGATAACCTTTGTAAGAATATCATCAAGGAGTATGAAGAATCCGAGGCGTATCATGACAGATGGGACAGGGATAAGAGTCCTCAGTTTACTCAACTGAATGTCACTGCTCTCGCTGAGGGTGGTGGTCCTGCTAATTGGGGCATCATTCACAATCAGTTGATCGCTGCTATCCAGAATGCAACTGAAAAGTATAGTGCTGATGTAGGGACCAGTCCTTTTTGGCCAGCGAAGAATGCTTTAGAGCAGATTCGTATGAAGAAATACTCTGTAGAGAGTGAAGATCGATTTGATGTCCACATCGATGTCGGTGATCATGATTCTGCACGACGTTTTCTTGTCCTCTTCTTCTATCTAAATGATGTAGAAGAGGGTGGCGAAACTTCCTTTCCTCTGATAGACTACAAGGTGAAACCAAAGAGAGGAAGCGTGCTTTTATTCCCACCCACATGGCAGTATCCTCACGCAGGACTCCCACCTGTCAGCAATGACAAGTATATTATTGGCACCTACCTCCACTATCAATAACCCTATGCCTGGTATCGAAGAGATTGTAGTCAGTAAACTTATCTTTGATGATAGTTACTGCAGGAAGGTCATCCCCTTCATTAAAGACGAATACTTCGACCAGATGTCTCATCAGGTTATCTTCCGTGAGGTGAAGTCATTCATCGATGAGTATGATAATCTTCCTGAGCCCAACGCTATCGCATTAGAGGTTGAGGCAAAGAAAGACATTAGTGAAGAGTTGGTCAAGCAGGTGCTGCAGATTCTGCAGTCCCTAGATAAAACTGAATACAATGATGAATGGTTGATTGATACAACCGAGAAGTGGTGCCAGGAGAGAGCGATCTACCTCGCTCTCATGGAGTCTGTCAGGATTGCTGATGGTCAAGACAAGACTCGTGATCAAGGTGCCATTCCTTCCATTATGCAGGATGCACTTGCAGTCTGCTTTGATGACTCGGTTGGTCACGATTACATCGACGAAGCTGAGGCACGTTATGAGTTTTACCACCGTAAGGAAGAGAAGATTCCTTTTGACCTGGAGTTTTTCAATAAGATTACGAAGGGTGGTCTTTCTAATAAAACTCTTAATATCGCTCTTGCTGGTACAGGTGTCGGTAAATCTTTGTTTATGTGTCACATGGCTTCTGCCACAATGCTCGGGGGACGCAACGTATTGTATATCACTCTTGAGATGGCAGAAGAAAAGATTGCAGAGCGTATTGACGCGAATCTTCTCGATGTAAATATCCAGCAACTAACTGACCTGAGCAAGCAGAAATATTTGACCAAGGTGAATACCCTTGCTCAGAAGACTCATGGTCAACTGGTGATTAAAGAGTATCCGACTGCCTCTGCTCACGTCGGACACTTCAGAAGTCTGTTGAATGAGTTGTCTTTGAAGAAAGGATTCCATCCCGATATCATCTTCGTTGACTATCTCAACATCTGTGCATCTAATCGTTACAAAGGTAACATCGTTAACTCCTATACCTATGTCAAAGCAATCGCTGAAGAGCTCAGAGGACTTGCAGGTGAATTCAACGTCCCGATCGTGTCCGCTACGCAAACCACTCGCAGCGGTTACGGCAACAGTGACGTGGAGCTTACTGATACTAGCGAGTCTTTCGGTCTTCCTGCAACTGCTGACCTTATGTTTGCACTTATTTCAACAGAAGACCTAGAGTCCATGAATCAAATCATGGTCAAACAACTCAAGAATAGATACAACGATCCCACAGTCAACAAACGATTCATCCTTGGCATTGACAGAGCAAAGATGAGACTGTATGATTGTGAGCAGTCTGCTCAGTTGGACATCATTGATTCCAATCAAGAGGAGGAGACTGAAGTCAACCGCTTTGCTTTCTCTAAAGCCGAGTCAACTAGAAATAAATTCTCTCAACTGAAAGTTTAATTATGGAAAATGTAAACAAGGGATTCGCTGCTGGTGAATTTGGCGGTGGTGAAGACGCACAAAAGGCAGCAGAGGAGTTGCACAATCGTGCTCAAGATACTAAAGAGGACATGGCAGAGGCTGCAAAGAAGATGGCTGCCGATGCTCCACAGAATGCCGACGATATTCTTAATGACAATCGTTTCAACTCTGCTTATCGCACCAAGCAAAAGATCAAGGATAAAAAGGCAAACGCAGAGAAGGAGGCTGAAGAGCAGGTCAAGGCGGGTCCGCTAAAGATTGACTTTGATAAGTATCAGGCATTCGTTGACAAGACTACCAGTGGTCCTAGTAAGGACTTTGAAGCACTTCTGCTTCGCTATAAAGAGTTGAAGCAGGCAGGTTGTGACATTGAGCGTCTCGACACTGCAGCATCTGGTCTTGTTGCTGAGGCAGGTGAGTTTATGGAGATCGTCAAGAAACTGAAGTTTCAGGGTAAGCCCTGGGAAGCAGCAACCGAGGAGCATTTGATTCGTGAGTTGGGTGATGTGATGTGGTATGCTATGAATGCTGCTATCTCCCTGGGTGTCCGACTTGATGAGGTGATCTATATCAATGTCCTCAAACTTGCCGCTCGTTATCCTGGTGAGAAGTTTAGTGAATACTACTCCGAAAACCGTAAGCAAGGTGATCTCTGATGCGCTATACTGAAGATACCCTCATTGAAGCAGTTGCTGCTTTAGGATGGGATGTTCGTAATGATGACATCCATGTTGAGATCGGTGGCACTTCTGTCTATGGTATTGAAGGTGATGGTAGCAAGTGGGCACCTACTAAGGGCACCCGCAAGTATAACAAGGATGCCTTCATCGTGATCAAGAATCGATCACGCGACCCATTTGTCCCTTCGCAAGCACCCTGATTATGTCAAATATGTTTTATATGGATACCAAGTTTCAATCACATCCAGATAATCCTTCTGAATGGGGTGATTTTAGTCAAGACCAGTGGTCTTGGTTTGTGGAAGAGTATGCCCGCATGATG